TAGATGAGTAGTATGTAAGCATTATCTCGTCTTTATGTTTCTAATTTAACAATTTACGAAAGGATTATAGTGATAAGCATAAAAAAGGGTAACACTTAGTGCTACCCTTAATTCTTTCATTTCTATACTGAATATTATGGATTTGCTCCGAACACCACAGTTGGTGCGCCGGTTACAGCTCCGAATGGATTATTGAATGTAGAACCTGATACAAACCCTGCTGGGAACTGCTCTTGTCCAGTGAAAGTGATTGAGTAACCATAAAGGTCACCTAATGTTGCACCAGTCTGAATAGTACCTGCGGTTACATCTGCACCTTCTCTTTCACCTACTAACAAGGTATCCCCTGCCATAGTGTGAATGAAAATTTTTGGTCTACCATAAGCCATCAACTTTAATTGAGTAGTCATCTCATTTGTAAGCTTCTTTAAGTTCAATACTAATTCTTGTGAAAAGAATGTAGTACCATTATCTCTAGAAGTGTTTACAGTTTCAGTATAGCTTGAGTTACCTTTTAAGTCATAGAAGTATGCGTTAGAGCCAGACATGTTCAAATTTGTGATTAAATCATCAGATTTTACTACTGAACCGGTTTGGAAGTTTACGAAGTAAACTCCTGCTAACCCACCTACGCTTTCTTTACAAGGTTCTTGTCTTCCAAGTGTTAAATTACAAGCCATAGTTTTAGTTTTTTAAGTTGTTCTTTTTTTTTGTTGTTTAATAAATTAAGAGTGTGAGAGGGAATTACACCCTCTCATTACACACCCAATATATTAATAGTTCTTATGGATAGCGATGTCAGTTCCGATACCATATTGTGTACCAGCTGTGTATCTCATAATGATTCTATAATTTTGAGAACCATCTAAGTTAGCCATGTCTAATACTCTTACTTCGTTATGGTCAGATAACAAACCTGTTCCGAAGAATAAGTTAGATTTCTGAGCTGCAACTACTGCAGAAGAAGCAAGACCAGGACAAAATGCCATCTCAATACCGTTAAAGTTCAATGGTTTTTCACCAACGTTCATTTGGTTGTTGAAACCATTTGCACCTTGTGCTCCACCAGCTAATGCTTGTTGATAAGCTTTAACTACGTTTGTTGGAACATAAATCATCAAGTCTTCCTTACCATATACTTCTTGCGGAATAGCATCAACTAATGCACTAAGTGCAGTTAATACGTTTGCTGAAGTAATAGAACCAGAAACTGATGAAGTTACAGGAGCGTTAGTACCACCAGCTACAACTGAAGAAGATAATGCGTTGTAGATACCACCGAATTGTCCGTTAGTTGCTGCTGTACCTCTCCAAATTGATTCTTCAGTAGCTTGTGCTACTTTACCACCAACGTAAGAGATTAAGAAATCGTTGAAATCTTTTGGAATCTCATCAAATGCGCTAAAGCCCAATTGAAGTGCCTCCCAAGAATCTACGAACTCTTGCTTACATAATTCAAGGTTTACTTGAAGTTCTTTTGGCTCCAATATTCTCTCTGTAAGAGCTACTGTACCAGAAGTTGTGAAGTTACAAGACGCATCGTTTACAATGCTATCAACTGCAATCTTTTGGATAACACTCTTAAACTTCACATTCGGCATGATTGTGATGTATTGGTTATCTAAAGTTTTTGCTGATAACAACGCTGCTGCAATGTACTTCCCAGCGAATTCACCAGCATAAGTTGTGGTGATTGCAGGTTGTGTGAAATTTTGTTGTTTTCTCATCTTTAAATGATTTTGTTTATTTTATTTATAAAGTTTAGATAAGAAAGAATTTTGTGGATTAACCATAGCATTCTTCTTATTCAATTTTACTCCGTTTTGTTTTGGTGCATTTTCATCAATTGGTGCTCCATCCAATTTAGGAAGTTCTTCTTCATCTTCGTCAGTTACTGCTGCCATAGCTACATCACCAGGTAATGGTTCTGCTTTTACTTTCTCAGCTTCTTTCCCTTCAGATACTTCTTCTTCCTTAACTTCCATCATAGATTGCATTTTCTTTTCTAATTCTTCAATACGATAAGACATGTCTTCCATTACTTTCTTCATGTCACCATATTTTTTCATATCTTCTGAAATAGGTTCTGCAGTTTCTTCAGTATCAACTTCCTCGTCATCACCCATGTCACCACCAGCGATTGATTCCATTTCAACATCTCCTTCAGGTAATTCTACGTTTTCTCTTTCAGAGATTTTACCTTCAGCATCTACCATAATCTTAATTCTAACATCGTTTCCTTCGCTATCTCTTAAGATTACTTCATGTTCACCCGCTGGAGCTGGAGATTTACCATCTTCAGTAACTACATCTACTGATTCACCAACATCGAATGTAGGAGATTCTAAGATTGTACCATCAGCAAGTTTTGCGTAAGTAAATAACACTTCCTCTTTAGATAGAGATAAAGTTGTCATTATCCTTTTTAGTACTTCTGTTGCGTTCATATTATTTGTATTTTAGTTATTTAACAATTACATTGTAATTTATAGTAATTTTTTTATCTTATTGGTGTGAATATTCCACTTGCTGTAAAGGTATGTAATGTATAGTAACTTCCAGAAACTAATTGTGTTTCAATAGTTCCACCTGTTGCTCTACTAGTACCAGCGTATTTAATTTGTACTTTACCACTACCACCGGCTCCTCCAATGTTTGGAATCGCATAAGCTCCTCCACCTCCACCACCTCTATTTGCTGGTGCAGCTGAACCAGTACCAGGTGTGTTGACAGGATTTGCTCCATTACCACCACCATATATAGTTACATTTCCACTATCATAAACACCTTGTGCATTACCTCCACCACAAACACCAATAGGAGTAAATGATAAATCAAAACTTCCACTTCCACCTCTACCAATAGCTCCTGCACCTGGTGTACCAGTTACACCATTTTCACTAGCTCCACCTCCACCGCCAGGACTTGTAAAATCAAAAAGGTTACCAGCTCTACTGCCACCAGCAAAACCTTGTCTTTGTGATGATGATACATACAAAGAAGGATTAATAAATCCATCAGATGGTTGTCCTCCAACCGATGCACGTGCCGAAGCTCCTCCACCACACCCACCATCTTGTCCAAATCCAGCTCCTCCACCTTTAGCTAAAAGTAAAGTATTATTTGATGAGTCTACTATATAAGAGTCACTACCTGATTTAGATGATGTAATAGATAAAAATCCTGGTTGACCTTGTCCAACAGTTACAGTATATGTTTTTCCTAAATCATACCAAATGTATGGATTATAAGAATATCCACCAGCACCACCACCGGCACCTTCATCAGAGCCACCACAACCTCCACCAGCTATAACTAATGTTTCAGCTCTCCAAATATATTCTTGTTCTTCAGGATTTGGTTCAGGTACATAATCATAAGAGAATGAACCAGTTTGTTTTATTATATGCCAAGTCACTCCATCGGAGAATGTTGTAATAGTTCCTGCTGGTACGGTTAATTTAGTTGAACCTGAATAAGCTAATATTACAGCTCCATCTCCACCACTACCACCTATATTACCACCACCACCTAAAGCAGTTCCACCAGAACCAGTCCATGTAAATGATGATGAATGAAAAAATAATGTTGGCGCACCAGACCCACTGCCGCCAAATGCAGCTCCACCTAAATTGATTCCACCATTTGCACTAGTAGAATTAAATTTAATACCACCTCCACCACCATTTTCGTTAGATAATCTAGTTCCTTTAGTTGTAATATTAATAGGTTCTACCACAGGTCCGTAAGTTACTGAAGCGAATCCACTACTACCAGATTGAGCACCTTCAGCGAATATAGAACCAGTTCCATTTTGTGTAAATGGACCTAACCAAAATTTAACTAAAGTATTACTTCCAGTTAAAGCAAAACTTGCAGTTATACTTGAAGATACAGCACCTTTTCCTATTGAAAGAATATCATAAGATACGTTTGGTATAATCGGAACATCCCATTGTATAAATCCACCAGCACCACCACCATTTGTACCAAGTACTCTACCACCACCACCTAATGCGATAATAGTAGCATCTAATGCAGGTATCTTATTGATAAATGCAGAAGCTGTTATATTATACGAAGATGTGTATGGAAATTCAGTATGTGAAATAAAACTACCAGAATCATTTCTTAAAGAAGATGTTCCAGCAGGAGTTATTGTTAATGATGTTGTTGGGAATGTATGTACCTGATAAATTGGATATGTTCCACTTTCAGTTACTTCCGTTTCAAAATTAAATGCGTATTCCGTTTGAAATTGTCCACTAACTGATTGAGTTAATTCAGAATGTGCCATTAACACATTTTGAGTTAATACCGTACCATCTACATTAACATCTTTGAATATATTAAATTCTGATGGTATTGTATATAATGAATAGCTATCAGCATTTGAACCAGTTGCTAAATAATTTATAGTTGCATTCCAAATATTTCCTTTATTAAAAATTACACTTGCTGTAATATTATAAGGTTCGTTTTGAGAAGCAACAAAAGAAGCTGTAATAATTTCTATTCCAGCTGATGATGAGTTAAATAATATAGAAGATGTTGTTATACCAGCTTCAGGTATAGTAATACTCATTGTTGTTGAACCAGTAGTATCATTTATAATACTTGCTGTCAACGAAGAAGTTA